GTCAAGCGTTGCAAGTGTTTTCATCATACATCCTTAAATGTGCGGGGCGGCAAGGAGGAAACCGCCCCGCTTAGGAGGGAAGTTAGGTCATCACCACATAAGCGTCTACTTTCTCAGACGACTCATCGGCTGTGGTGGTATAGGTTAGTTTTAGGAAGCGATAGTTATCCGGGAGCGAATCCGGGATAATCTCTTCTACGATGGTGTCGCCAGCAGCATAAGAAAAGCCAGCTGCCGGAGCTGTTTTGGTAAAGAGCACCTTGTCCAGCGTGTCAGTCGGTGTGCTGGTGGAGCCATAGCTTGCAGTAATAGTGAGGGCTTTCCCATTGGCAATATTAATATCGGTGTTTGCCTTTACTACGATTTTAGCAAGTCCGCCAGAGTTTCCGCCATAGTCAACGACATTGGTGGAATCTGCGGCTGTGTTGTTCGGCAGAGCCTGTGCAGAGCTGAGGATCAAGTTTTGATCCACGACATAAGAACGATTTTTATAAGCCATTATTTACCTCTTTTTTAGTCCAGCACGTTGGTTTCTGTGCTGAGGATTGATTCTTCCAGGACGACCGGGATGCCATCCCAATCGGCTACTACGGTGTTGTAGCCGGTATCGCCGGGAGCCATGCTTAGCTTGGAGTTTTTAAGCTCTTTAATGTATCTGCGTCCTTCGCGATTCATATATAGGAACGTTTTGCCATCAGCAAGACCCTTGACCGCGTCAATCAGCAAGTCAATCTGTGCAGCCGTGGGTTTGTGAGAGCTATCGATTTGGGTGATTGCTGCAACGGACGCCTTCGATGGAGCGCACAGAGCAGCATTAGTCCAGAAGTTAGCTCCGTAAACAAGTTGACGCGCGTTTGTGGTGGTGTTTGCGGTAGGAGCCTGAAGAGTGCCACCGCCAACAAGTTCGATCTGCACGATGTCGCCGCTTTGTTCCCGCGGCATTACGATTTCAGTTTCGCCTTCGCTCCAATGCACAGCAAAGATTGATGTTCTGCTTCCGGAAGCGCCGGAAAGCTGTGCAACTACATTGCTGTTGGCTTTAGCGATCTGATGCAAGCCCTTGAACGCGCCGGGCACGCCAAAAGTTGGGTCGTCACCGTAAATCATTGCCTTTGCAAGTAGCTGTAGGATTGAGCGCATATAAGTCATGGTGCGGTTTTTATCGTTCAAGAAGCCCTGAATGCCGCCCCATTTCTTGGCGAGCACTTTGTCAATTTCAACCAGGCGCTCGATAGCCGGTAGCTGAACGCTGCCCAGTATGCTGTTTGACATTGTGGCTACGATTGACCCATTGATTGCGCGGACTGCGGCATCGCCATCATCAGTCTGCACCTCAAATTCGTGGCGCAGATAATCACTGCTGAATCCGAATTGTGCCGTTTCTAAAATACCCAAGCTTTTAACCAGATCGGTTATGATAGGAGCTTGTTCGCTTTGTAGCGAGATAAGAAAATCTCTGATATTCATGTTTTACCTCATGTTTTTTTTTCTAATGCTTTGCCGAAGGTGTAGGGTTCTTTGGATTCGCCGCCCCCCGGATTGCTCTTTCGCTGGAAATCCGTTTTGGTGTCAGCAGGATCGGCAAATACTCCCGCTTTTTCCAATACAGAATACAATTTCAGGTTCTGTGCGGCGGTGTCGGCATCAAGCTCTTCGCCTTCTGCCGGGATTGAGAAGTCAGGCATCAGCGCGGCAATCTTGTCTTTGCGCTTATCCGTATCGCTTGACAAAATCTTTTGCAATTCTTGATGTTTAGCTTTCCATAGGTTCAGGGTTTCGGTTTTCTTGCTTTGCAAAAGCTCGTCATATTTGGCAGCCTTCTCTTTAATCGAATCAAATTCCGCCAGCTTAGCGTTAAGCGCATCAATCTGACTTGACATCTCGCCAAGCTTCAATCTGCGTTCCTTTGATTCGTTGTTTGCTGCGGACAGATCCGCAAGCACGGTGTTTGCCTCTCGCTTGGCATCCGCCAGCAGAGAAAGAATGTCGTTTCCCGCATCCGCAGGAAGTGAGTTCATAATCTTATCCAAGATTTCTTTTAGTGCCATGTTATCC